AACCTTGCCTCTAAAGGTGCGGTTGCTCAATTCATCTCAACTTATCCAACTCAACTACCTGTTGGCGTTGCGGTAAAAATCGCTTGCGATACTCTCGGAATTAGTGGCACACTTCGTGGCACTCTTACACCCTCAAAATCAAACTAAAGAATAGGAAATAAATAAAAATGATAAAAGTACCTCACACTCTAAACTTCGTTACAGAATTTGACGAAACACATCCAATCGCACAAAGATTTCTTCAACTAGACGAAATCTCACAAGTAAACCTTTTAGAGTCAATGCTAAAGGACCTACTAATTCCTGCGCTAAAGCCTGCCCTTGATGAAATAAATGCTAGAGGCTCATACGCAATTCTAAAGGTGGCAGAGTAATGATGACTCGTAAAGACTATGTTGCCACTGCTGAAATTCTTAGCAACTATTTTGCTACATCTGTTTTTGATGAGCAAGGAGAAATGTTATTCGCTGATTTAGTGGATGAATTTTCTCTAATGTTCGAAACGGATAATCCAAGATTTGACGCAACTAAATTTGCGCTTGCTTGCTATAAAGAATTGGCGGGTGTGTAATGATTTTAGATACTGGAACACTAATCGCAATCACAATTGCACTCGCTGGATCTGTTGGAATGATGATTGCATTTTGGCAACGCAATGTTAAATTAGAAAAAGAAATTCGCAGACTTCAAGTTACTTTGCGAACTGAACGACTTCTAAAATAAAATAAAAAAATCCTGAGCAAGATTTAAAACTGCTCCACACTCAAAATTTTGGGACGTCGGGGTCGGGCGTGTCGTCCACAGACTTATCCACAGGGCTATTCGTGTGAGATTTATCACATAGGCTGAGCGTCTCACTATTTGGACTTACTCGCTAGTAACTTGATAAATTGTGTGTAATAGGCTAAACTTACATAGTAAGAAAAATAAATAAAAGTAATTTGTCAGACCCTAATGGTAGGATAGATTTATCAACAAAAAGAAAGAGGTTGGCAAATGTCAGCAAATGTCTATACAATAGAACACCTACTAGTAGGAACACAGTATCGCTCACGAACACTCACAGGCGAAATTATCTCAGCAGAAAAACACCCTAACGCAGTTTGGTATCAGGGTTGCGAAAGTTATTTGGTGGAAGTGCGACCAAGTAATTTTGGAAAAGTAGAATGTCGCACAGTAGCAGTAAAGGTAGAAAACTAATGGGATACATAGAGATTTTTAGAATTGACAATGATGGTGCAGGGTGGGTAGACTTAGAGTCTGCAACACCTGATGAATTATTTAATTTGGAAGTGGGCTTACTTAATGAAGGCGCACTATTTACAACGAAAGAGGCTAACTAATGAACGAATACCTATACTCAGTAACTACCACTAATGATAACAATACCAAGCCTGATTGGATTGGTAGATACTCAGATGCACTATCTGCCGTAGAAGTGTATCAAAGATTTATTGACCACGGATTTGCAGATGAATTCCGTACAGTAAATTTATCAGAGCCAAGTGGCAAGATGCATACAAAGATTTTGTATCGCAGTGGAATTGTAGGAGGTAAGTAAATGGGAAGTGTTACAGCAATTGGATTAGCCGATAGCGTATTGGATTTAGAAACACAGTTAGCGTATCACTTGCAGGGTAATCACTATCCGCCAGTGCCGCTATCTATGGTTCAGCCTTGCATCGAAGCAATTGACGCATACTATGATGAGGACTATGAGAGATTTATTGCAATGCCTGAAGGCGTATTCTATAAGGGAATGAGCCACGCACCTGCAAGAGCAATTGTAGACCAACACCACCTATCTTGGTTTATTGACCCAGTAGACGAATACGATGGTGAATAAATGTCTGATACAATGATTGCTATGGATTTAATACACGCAGATGATTTAACACCAGATCAGTTAATGCTTGGTGATTTGGTAAAGATCGGCGATGACATCGTTGAAGTTATTTTTATTGAAAGTGATTCTACTGGAGATAACTATGACATACAAACCGAAAATGAATTTGGTGAAAAAGAAATTGTACAATTTACTTACACTGATTTAATTCCTCTCTATGTTTTTATAGAGCAAGAGGAATAATTTTTATGCACTTCCCCGCATAAAAATGCGACGTCGCAGTCGGGCGTGTCGTACACAGTCTGTGGATAACCCCTGTGACCCTTATCACAAATCTTTGACCAGTCAGACCACCCGACACGCTGGTTATTTGTCAGACCCCCGTGGTAGACTTTCAGTATAAAGAAAGTGAGAAACTCTCACTAAAACGAAAGGAGTTATCAAAATGATGACTTACTCAATAAATGTAAATGACCTACTATGGTGCGATGAGTGCACTAGCGAGGTTATCGCTATTGATGGCGAGGAGCAGGGTCCAATCTGCCCTACTTGCCAAACAGGTTTCTACCTAGAAACTCTGTAAGAGAATTAACTAAAAGAAAGGTTCATAATAAATGGATACTTATAACAGAATACTAAAAGAGCAACAAGAAAAAAGAATTGCTCAATCAATAAAAGATAAGGCAGTTATTGAGGCTATGTTCTCTAATAACAATCGCCCCCTTAATAATAATCACGAACTAAAGAAAGTAGAAAACTAATGTCACTATCAATAATCAATAAAATCACTGTTGGAAAACTATTCATTTCCAATAATCAGAATTTTCTAGTTAAAGAAATGCTTGAGGTTAATGATGAAACTGAATCAGTAATCGCAACACTCACTAACCATAAAGGTGAGGAAGTATTTTTTACTGGTGGATTTTCTCAATGGTTCGAAGGGTTGGTTCAGTAATGAAAACACTACAAGAAAAATTAGATTTAGTTTCTAAAGAATTAGAACCAATACTTTGGGAATTATTAGATGAAGTAGAAAAAGAATAAATAAAAACAAAGATCACAGAAATAAAAACTCTGTGATTTTTGGACGTCGCGTTCGGGTGTGTCTGGGGATAACCTGTGGATAACCTAAGCCTACCGACCAGTAACCAATATAAAATTTCTTTAAGAGGAGACTTTTCTTTTCCCAGATCCTAGGCGCAAAAATTTTTGTGATTTTAATCACACGAGTTAGATTTGACATTTTTATTAGATGTGTGTTAGTATTACTATATGAAGAAAACAAATGAGGAACTACGCAGGCTTATGGAACTACGCCGTAGCAACGCTGCCTCTGCCGTGCCTTCTAAGAAAGTCTACAATAGAAAAAAATGTCAGACCCAAATGCTACAATATAAATATCAACAAAAAGGAGAATAACCCTATGGGAAATATCGCAGATGAATTCTATGACGAATACTATGCAACAACCTGTCCGTCTTGTCACGAAAATGCGGTTGACGCATATGAAGATAAATGTACCCATTGCTTACTAGAAGAAATGTCCGCTACCTATAATGAAGACATTGCTCTAGAAATGAGTCTAGGACTTGACTACTAATACACTTAAACTAAAACGCTCTAATGATAGAAAGGTGGCTAATCTTGTCACAAAAAATGGAAAGCAAGCCGCAATCGCAAATACCTTTGGCCTACCTGCTGGAAAGGCTTTCTCGTGCCCTGGTGCCACTAGTGTTTGTGAAAGTGTTTGCTATGCAGGAAAACTCGAAAAACTCTTCAAGGGTGTAAAGGCCAATCTATTACACAATTGGGACCTGCTTAAGGACGCAGATCAATTAACTATGGAGACATTGTTAACTGAAATGATTAATGAATTCCGTGCAGACTGTGTAAAGAAAAACGCCCCTATGCTATTCCGTATCCACTGGGACGGAGATTTCTTTAATGATACCTATACCAATTCCTGGAAGAATGTAATCAATAACAATCCCGATATTCAATTCTGGGTATACACTCGTGTAAAGAGTGCTGCACTTATTCTTAAGGATGTAACTAATCTATCACTCTATTTTTCTGCAGATAGTGAGAATGTAAAAACAGCGGTAGATCTAAAAATTAATAGCGGTGTGCGTATGGCATACCTTGCTAAGAATTTTGCTATTGGCCAGGCAGATGTAAAAGAAATGATAGGTCGCCCTGCTGCTAAGTGTCCTGAAAACAACAGACAAATTCCACTCATATCAACCAATGGTAGCGCTTGCGTTTCTTGCTCACTTTGTGTATACTCTAAGAGTGATATCATATTCAGTGCAAGTAAAAAATAAATGAACACAATATTCTATATTCTAATGGGACTAATAGTCATAATGTCTTTACTTGGTTCCGCTGGGAATTGACATCCCCCCTGAAAAATGGGACGTCGGCTGACCAGTCATTTGTCAAGCCGACACGCTAGGTTTACGATGTGATGTTTCTCACACCCAGATTTGTAGGCTTGATTTGTATTTCTGGTATTTTTCTGCTATTATTATAGTATGAAGCAAACAACCAACCTAGTCCATAGTATGAGATTTTTCTGGCATAATTTGTATTTGTCAGTAGGAAATGCTATACTTGGATTATCAACAAACAAAAGGAGAAACAAAATGACAGTAAATACAGCAACCTACAAGGTGGGCGACCTCTACACTTCACAGAAGTCAAAGGTAACAGGCACAATCTTGGAAATCGCACCAAACAAGACAGGTGACGCAGTTCGTGTTAAGTTAGATGTAAATGGTAACACACGCTGGACAACTTGGACGGCTAAGTAATCTAATTACTAATTCCTGAGCAAGAATAAAAAAGGCTCAACACAACCCCTCAAACCCACAACAGAAAAGGAAATAACCCAATGGCACGACAGAAAGCAATCTCAGTAAAAATCGCAACACCAAAGGTAATCAAGGCACTAGAGCAAGCACTTGCTACACTAGAAGTCAATTACACATCACAAGAAGCAAACGAAGCAAAGTATCAGAAGCAACACGAAAAGTGGAAAAAGGAACTTATTGACTATGCGGTAGCAAACATCAAGAAGGCAGAAAACTTCCGCACTAACTTCCGTTCTTGGAACAATCAACTAAACATTGACTTTGACCTAACAGTATCAGAGAAGGACTTGCCTAAAGAGCCTGTAAAGGATTTTGAGTCAATGTCTATCTATAACTATCGTGAGCAGAAAGAGGAAATCTCTAATGCTATTCGTATCCTAAAGATGACAGATGAGGAAACAGTTTCCACATCAACTTATCAAGCGGTTGCTCGTTATCTCTAACTAAATCAACACGACCACAGAAATGCGTGTATAAATAAATAGAGTGGAAACGACCTGAGTAAGTCGCTAAAAGGCTCACATAATTAAATAATTGGGAGTGGGTTTCAAACTAACCTAGGTGCCTACTCCCTTTATAGTTGAGGCAAGGGGCTCAGAGCCTCTCTCAATTCGCCAGGCTGATTAGGGCGATCATAGAAATACTATAGAGCAAGGCTCCTGCAGGCCTAAAGAAGCAGACATCCTGAGCAGGATCCAAAAAGGCTCCCCATAAGGGTCCTTGACAATTGTCAGTGGCCAGTAGTATACTTAAGTAAACCAACAAACAGAAAGCAGGCCCCTCGTGGAACAAACAAACATAACAGTAGTAAATGCAACAGAAGACTTTCTTCGTGACTCACTAGCCAAATCAACATTGCGTGTTGCAGAACTAGAAGAGCATATCTCTAAAGTAACTCAGCGCTCATATGGTGAGGCTGCAGAGCGTAACCGTATGCGTAACGAAATGCAAGAGTGGACCTTGGAAGCAATTGATTGCGGTACCTTGAATGAATCAGAAGGACAAGAGATTGCAGACATCTGTGGCTTCGAACTAACAAAAGAGTTTGAACTAGAAGTCTCAGTTATGTATTCAGTTACCGTAAATGCACGGAATGAAGAAGAGGCCCACAACGCAATTCACGATATTGATTTTGATTCAGTGTCATACAATGATGACGCAATTAAATATTTATCTTCAAGTGTGGATTCAATCGATTCATAAATTTCCTGTGAGGGGAATACATCCTAAGCACGATGTAAAACTGCTTTACATTTCCCTCAAATTTTGCGACGTCCCGCCGACCAGTCATTGTCAAATCGACACGCCGTAGGCTAGGGGTGATCTTTACCACAATGTCCGTTTTATCCATATCTAACTATCCCGATTTGCATATGTCAGTCAGTCCTGCTATACTTGAAATATCAACACAACAGAAAGAAGGAATATCGTGGCTCACGAACTAGAAACACAAAACGGCGTTGCATCTTTTGCATCATTCCGTGAACCTGCTTGGCACGGATTGGGAACAGTCTTTACCGAGGAAAAAACAACAGCAGAAATGTTGTCTGCTGCAAATCTTAATGGGTGGAATGTTCGCCTAGAGGATTTAGAAACTCCATCACATCTAACAAGCGACAAGAATTACCAATATGTCTTGCGTACAAACCCTACCGACAACACACAGACCGATATTCTTGGTGTAGTTGGTGAGCGTTATCACCCAATGCAGAATGAGGATTTATTTTCATTCGGTGACAACATTCTTGATGGTGGTGGTCGTTGGGAGACTGCTGGCTCAATCAAGGGTGGTCGTGTCGTATTCGGTGCATTAGCACTAGAGCGTGAAACAATTCTTGACCCTACTGGTGTTGCAGATAAGGTAAAAACTTATTTGCTCATCAACACATCACACGATGGCTCAATCGCTATTCAAGCAAGCATTACACCTGTTCGTGTAGTGTGCGCTAACACTCTCAATCTTGCACTTAACACAACACGCAAAAAGGGTGGCGTTAAGCAATCATTCAAGATTCGTCACACACAAACTGCAAGCGGTAAGGTTGCCGTTGCTCGTGAGACTCTTGGTCTTGCTCATAAGTATATGGACTCTTTTGATGTTATGGCTAACGCTATGATTCAACAAGAAGTATCTGCTAAGATGTTCAACGACATCATTCTTGCTGCATATCCAAAGCCTGAAAAGGATACTAAGGGTGCGCTAAAGAAATGGGAAAACAAGGTAGATGTTATCAACGACATTTATACTGGTGAATTCAATGGTATGATTGCTGGTAATGCGTGGGGTGCGTTTAATGCACTTACTGAACGCCTTGACTGGCACCGTTCTGCTCGTGGTGGTTCTAACGAATCTATCCTTGCATCTGCAAGTGGTTTTGACCCTGCTATCACAGCAGAAAAAAATCGCTTACTAAAAATTGTGCGTGAATTAACTAACGCATAATAAAAAAACTAAATAAAGATTCCTGAGCAAGAATAAAAACTGCTCACCATTAGGTCCGTTAGAATAGTTGGTTAGTTCGCTACCCTGTCACGGTAGAGGTCACGGGTTCAAGTCCCGTACGGATCGCAAGTAAATAAATATGCAACGCAATGCATAAAAATTTCGGACGTCGGCTGTGACCTACATCACATAACATTTCTAATAAAATAACTTTACGATAAGATAATATTTTCCCCAGATTTTCTTTACGATAGATTTGATTTTTTCCCCAATCCTTGCTACAATTAATCTATAGCCCAGTAGCAGTGGAAACCCATTTGTCAGACCCCTCTGTTACACTTAGAATATAAACCGAACAAAGGAAAGATATGACCCAACAAGTAGCAATATATGAAATGAACTACTCCTGCTCCCCTGGTGGCGTTGACTGCTGGGAAGCAACCATCAATGGCTACGGTACTAGTAGTACTGCTAGTGATTTTAAAACTGCTGGAGAAGCCCTCAACTGGGTACTTGACAGACACCCTGACGAAATGTTAGAATTAGTAGTAACATCCCACCAAGCCTACGAAAAGGAATATGTATGACCCTAGAAACAGAAACAATGGAAGACCCAACAATGTATGCAGAATACTATTCTTGTGATCTTGCTATCTCTATTACAAATATCAAGGCTAAGAATGCACATCACGCAGAAGCCGTTATGCAAACCTTCATAGATGAAATCGGCAAGATAATGACTGATGAACTTAGTTGGGATGACGCTCAATGGGATATAGAAGAAAATGTATTTATCCCTGAACTAGGTGAGTGGCACACAAAGTGAACACCATTAATGATTTAATTAATGAAATCTATGAAAGCAATTACTCTCACTTAGAGTTTGAGGAAAATATGGGTGGAGAGGCTTGCGACTGCCATATCCACACTACTCTTAATACTATCGCACATTACGCAGGGATAGAGGTAGGCTAATGCTAGGTTATAATAAAACAGATCTAGACGATATGACAGAAGGTTTGTCAGTGGTCTTGGATACAATTAAGGATAACCCATATGTTTACAATAGCGTATGGAAAGCAAGAGACCTACTTGAGGGTCTGTGGGCAGAAGGGTATTTTGAATGAAAGTTAGAATCAGTCTTGAACAAACCATAGATCTAGATGACGCTATGTCTAATGATATAGGGTTTGAACTATATGGCCCACCTGATATGAGCACGGAAGATAAAGTAGATTATCTAATGGCTCGATTTGCTGAGGACATAGATACTATGGTAAAGTATGATGAAGTCTTGGGTAACATCTCAGTAGAATACATAGAGGACTAATGAACATTGAATCTCGTGAAATTACATACCGCTCAATTGTTGAGCAAATCTTCTTTGAGGACGGAACAGAGTTAGTAGTAACAACTGGCTGGGCTGAAGGTGGTGGAGATTTAGATGTTAAATTAGATTGGGTAGAAGGCGAAGCACCTGAGTGGGCAAAGGAGTATGTTCATAATGTGGACTAAGTATGATTATCTATGTACTGATTGTGACGCTCTTATAGAGATTACTGCTTGTGCAGATAAGGTTCTTGATCCCGCCTGCATTTGCGGGGGATTAGGAATAGTTATCCTATTATCACAAGGAGATGGAACAGGACCAATCCTGGAGCCTGTGACTAAGGTCACACCACCAAAACTTGTCAAAATCAACACGAACCCCTATAATTAATACTATGGACCTAAAAACATTTGAAGAATATGTAAGACTACACCTGCTGTCCTTGGAGCAAGACTCTGAGGAACTACAGAAGCAAATGGGCTTCTATGATGACCTTGACTGTGATGAGTACAAGGACTTAGAGTTAGAAGATGTTTCTACTACTGGACAGATTCTTGCCTGCTACCACTTTTTGTCAGTACTGGAGGCTACAATATAACTATGATGAATACAACATTGAGCCCACGACTACAAAAGCAGGTAGACCTTGGAGAGTCAGGAACTGACATCCTACACGGGGAACTAAAGAACTTTATGTACAATACTGAGCAACGCCTTGCTGACGCAGACGGAGCAGACCCTGTATACCAATACTTAGAAGGTATGCTTGAAGCATATACTAATGTATACAAACTAACATATGACTTAGCATTTGCTATCAGTGATAGGGCTAAGACTAATGGATAACTTTATTGAGATAGACTTTGATGAATGGTTTGATACCTACAAGCCTATCCCTAATAATATAGATAAGAACTCATCCTTTGATGGCCATATGTTTGAAACCTATGGAGCAGAGGTAGAGTTTGTAAAGAAGGCACACCCAAACCATATCTGGACCTATGGGGACGGAGACGATGGTGGTCTTTATATATGGAGTGGCTGGTCCTTTGTTAATAGGATTGGTTATTTTATTAGTGAACTTCCATTCCCCGAAAATACCACGATTCAGATTATGGTTGGAGAGCCTGACTTGACTTGTGATTTCTGCGGTGATATACTTGATGAAGAACTACCCCACGACCCACTATGCGAAGGAATAAACGAATGACAGAAAAGCAATACACATATGATGTGCAGGTTATCTTTGACGGAACTGGAGATGACTGGATTATCAAAGGTTTTAAGACTTACCTAAGTAATCCAGAAGATATCAAGTTAGAAGTTAAGTCTTTAATGGTAGTCCGTGTTTGGCCAGAGGAGGTTGAATAATGAACGAATATACAGTTGAATTAATCCACGAACCTAGTGGTGCCCATATGAACTTTGTTATGTTTAGTGATTTAAAAGAAGATGAAGTTCAATTGTCCAAAGAGATTTGGGCAGATATGTCAGTTGTAGTATTGGACTATAAAGAAGGAGAAGAGTAATGGGAGCACGGATCAACTTTGTCTTTAAAGACTCTGAGAAGGGCCCTGTAGTAGTTCTCTACAGTCATTGGGGCCAAGACGGATGGGAAAGAGACCTTGCAGCAGCGCTGCAGCATTCTAAGCCACGGTGGGGAGATTCTTCATATGGTACCCGTATGATGATTAGTCACCTTATTCAACATAGCATTCTAGATGAGACAGGTTTTGGAATTTATGCAATCGACCAAGACGGTTACGACCTAGGAGAGCAGACAGTGCTCATCGACTTTACTAACAAAACTATTACTGATAATGTGTCAGTCGGTTGGGACCTATTCGTGGCCGCATATAGACCAGTTTTAATGGAGCAGATCTAGGGAGTGGGTCCCCTAGACTAATAACGAGTGGGGCGTAGGGTTTTTGCCTACCTTGCGCCCCCTCAACTTTTTTGGTACAATGGAATAGAGGAGGGACTATGGCTTATTCAGTACGCAGACCAACGCACAATAAAGAAACAAGAGTAGCAGAACAGTTAGGCAGACTCCTTACCCAAGATTTTGCGGTAGATTTAGAAAGAGTAGGATTTTACCTAGTAAGAAACCTACCACTAATAAATTATCACAGATTTGAGGTATTAGGTTTGACAGCAATGGAAGAGTATGATAAACTTATGTTAGAGATGAAAGGACCACAAAATGGATTTCGCAGATAAAGCAGGCATACTAGCAACGCTATGGCTTGAGTTTAAAGAGGACGAGGACTTCAGTGCGTTTGTAGATTACAACGACATTGGCTTGCCTTTAGCCTATTGCCAAGCAAATGGTTTGGTAAAGGAAACAACTCCACTAGGAGAGCAATACATCTTAGAGACAGCACAGATGTTCTTTGATTTGTTGGAGATCACAGAAGCAGAGGTTGATGAGTTAGAGGACCAATCGCTAACAGCAATCTTAGTATTTGGATACAACAAGAAAAATCCTGATAAAGAACTCTTTGAGTAACTATCTTATCCTTGATCCCTGGGCTTGACAAAAGCCTGGGGTTATGGGACGTCCGACGTCAAATCATATCAAATCGGACATAACAGACAAACCACATTTCTGCAAAAGAAGATTACGAAGGACAAATTCTTTTCCCCATACCAGGGGTATTACGATGGAGCAATTCTTTTCCCCGTACCAGGCAAACCATATTTTCTACAAAATAAGATTACGAAGAGCGATTTCTTTTCCCCATACCAAACCTTATACCATACAAACCTTTATATGTCAAACCTTTATATCGGGTGTATAATGTATTTATGAGTCCAAGACACTTTGCAGCATATGCCAAAAGAGATCCTAAAGGATATCAAGCATTCTCTGATTCTATGTGGAACTCCTTTGTTAGTGTTACCCATGCTATAGGTTTGTCTAACTATTTTTCTTTCTCCCCGCCGTTTTTGGACGGGCTTGATCCAGAGGCAATTGGCCGTGAACTTGGGACGGTATATAACGAATCAACCAAAGAAGAAGAAACTCCTATAGTATAAACATACCAAACCTTGTCTCCTGGTTTTCTATATTTTATAAATAAATAACAAACCTTTATATATTTTTATTACGAAATTCGAATAAATTTCCCTGGATTTGGGGATTTTTTTATGCATAAAATGGGCTTGACAAACCTTGTTTCAAGGTGTATAATGCCCACACAATGCATATGAAGGTTTGACAAATAGGGTTTGATATGCTAGAATGCGAGGCTATGAAGGTTTGGGGATATGAGGTTTGGCCCCCAGGGATTACGACGCCATCTATAAAAGGGCTCCATACTCCACTACTCTCCACTATCCTCCACTTTAACCCTATCTAATAATATAATCAGTAAGATTTATCTGTGGATAACATGTGGATAACTATGACATTTTTAGCCTATTGTCCTGTGGATAACTGTTCATCTTGATGTGCTACAATTGATAAATGCTAACACTCATCCTAATACTACTAACTTGGTATGCTACCAAATACTACTACACACAAACCTTTAAACTCTCAATGCCTACTGTAGATCCTTCTATGACACATATCAGATGCCATAAATGTTCTCAAACCATCTACACCCATAGAGATAACCTTCGTGCTCCATTCTATTGTTTAGCCTGTGGATAAAAACCAGGGTAAATAAAGATTACGATGACTGCTTTATAGCCCTATTGACCATACGGATCAAACCTTTTCGAGTTATCTTCGATGCATCAAATGTCTCCGTATAGCCTCCTTGTGGCATATCCGACTTATCCAGAAAAGACCCATACTTATCCGTAAGTGTTTGTACTACTAGGGATTCTATTGCTCTTGCCTTATCCCGCTCAAAAAAATGCCAATATTTTATCAGTATCCAACCCTTGGTCCTATGGGCTGCAAACCTTCTACCTGAGATATCTGATATGCCTATCTTAATAGCCTTATGTAATGGGCTATAGAGTATATATAGGACTGCTTCGTTCATGCATCTATTATACTTGACATACCGTGCTAAATATGGGATACTTAGGTATGACTAATGAAGAGATAGCAGCGCTACTAGATAAAGAGTCCTATAGGGTTTGGGACACTGCCAAAGTAATTAAGAACCAAGACTACCACGATGGACTGGTTAAGGGTTTGAAGATGGCTGCTAAGTATGTGGCTAAACTATGATTACGAATATGGAAATTCCTGATCCATTTCAAACCTTTGTAGCCAAGAAATATGCTAATGCCAAGGGCTTGGTCTATGACTTCTTTGCTAAAGAATGGTACCTTAAGACTGCCTGCTGTGGTGAAGAACTCTATGCCCCCAACAAAAAGACAATGACTAAGATTAGATTATTCCATACAAGAAATGAGTGTACTGGTGGCTGGTGATTGTTGTAGCATAAGTAGGGATGATGATTCCTTTTGGGATACCCATCAAACTATGTCAGATGGTAATATCTGGTGTGCTACTAAGTCTATCGTTGATAAGGTTAAAGCACAGGTTAAGAGTCGTTACGGAAATAGGAAGAGACATAGGCAATGAAAGAATGTAGCCATACTTGGTATATGCGTGAAGATGGTATACAATGTACTAAGTGTTTAATTCTATGGGATAGGAGCATGGATGAAAGAGCCTAAGATCGCACAGATGGATTGGCGTAGCCTTGGCTATTGGCCTGTGTGGAAAGATGGAAAGAAAGTGTGGGTTCCCAAAGATGATAAATCATTCGACAAAAACACAGAGAACTAGGATATTTCCATTACGATGGATAGGGAATATATGTGGAGAGTTTGCTGGCAACCATATTGTTAAGTGTGTGAATATGGATGAGGATGAAGAGTATGGTTGGCGTTATAAATACCACGCAAAAATGTACAGAATTCTAAACAAACCTTATGAGTGGTGGGGAACTTACTACACAATTGATATGGAAATGTGGAGAAAAGATTTAGAAAAACTTGAGGGTGATTTAAATGGCTAGAACTATTGTATGCCCTGTGTGCAAGAAAGAGTGGGACTTTAGAGTAGGCTTTGCTCACGAGAGTCTATACAAGCATATGAAGGCAGATCACCGATAGTGCCCGTTTAGGGCATAGTTAGGTTTAAGAACCTCTATTTTGCGCCGAACTTTAAAAGCGTATTAACTAATTTCGCCCGAACCAGAAATCGATCCAGTTCCAGTTACTTGCTTTGTAGGCATTGTGTATCCAGCCCATGCAATTGTGTCTCCTGGGTAATATGCTTCACCTGGATCACCAATTCTAATGTAGTATGTTCCTTCATAAGAAACGACATCGCCCAATGCATATGGTGTTGAGTGATTATAAACTGGTATCATGCAATGCTACCTGAACCTGCTACAGATCCCGCTCCATCTATCCCTTTAGGAAATGTATATAGTGTCCATGAGCCTGTGTCTCCTGGTGGATACCCTGGGTTTCCTGGGTTGCCTGTTCGTATGTAGTAGTATCCATTGATACCGTATGGATTGCCATCTGTAAGAACTGTGGCTCCGAGTGCGTAGTAGCCTCCATTGTTATAGAGACCTTGATAATTTGGTGGCGTTGTTGGCATGAAATTATTATATCATTATATTTGACATCCCATGATCTGTACGCTATAATTAGTATATGACTACTTTTAGTAAATTTATATTTTTTATCAATATGGCATTAGTGCCATTGACTACCTTTTTTGCTGGCTATGCAGCAAACGATACCAATGTAAACCAATATAAAGTTGGATTTTTTATATTGATAGCAGTGGTAAACCTTATGTCTGTAGTTGGATATGTTCGTGAAAATTATGTAGAGGAAGAGTTTATAAATGAGCATAGATGAAATGGCATTAAGGGAAGAGATAGCAAGGGAGATAGAGGCACTTCCTATTGAAGCATCAGTTACAAATGCATTGGGTATGCGTCTTGCTGCTGCCCATATAGCAAGAGGAAAAAATAATTATATTACTAGAATGTTTGAAGATCAGGTTGATTTCGAGTAATCTTAAATATGCTATAATGTATTTACTATGAAAGATACACAGCACTGCTATTATTGTGATCAAGAAGCAAGATATGCTCAGTTGGTTGGAACGCCTGGGAACTATTTTGTGTCCAATGTATGTAAAGACCATCTCCAAATGGGGTTGTCTTCCTAGAGAAATTATGGTATCCTTAAGATATGAAAACAACTTACAAATGTCCAGAGTGTGCAACATCTATTACTATCAATACTAAGGTTCATGAGTTACCTGAATCTATAATCTGTCCCTGCGAAGCCGTGATGCCTAATACATCTAAGTAGATGGAAGAAAAAAAAGTAAGAGCCATGTTTGAATTGGCTAACAAACTAGATAAACTTCAATTAGTTTTACTGAATAAATGTGAGGTTTGTGGTCCAATATTGCGTGGTGCAGATAAGTCTAGGTATCCAAAGTGTAAGAGACACGATGACCTATACTGATCCAGAGAAAAATGCTTTAGCCAAAGCCCTGTGGTACCAAAGAAATAAGGAACTACAGCGAGTAAGGCTTCAGCAAAGAAGATCTCAAAAAAGACAATATGTACATGATATTAAGGAGTCTAATCCTACCTGTACTGATTGTGGTATTGACTATCCTTGGTACTGTCTTGACTTTGACCATCTTCCCGAATTTAAAAAGTCTTTTGCTTTAAGCAGTACTGGTATGAGAGATAAGACTATGGATCAAATTTTAGAAGAGATAAAAAAATGTGAGATTGTTTGCTCTAACTGTCATAGACACAGAACAGAGATGCGTAAAATAGAAAAAAGAATTAACAAAGATAAGCACCAGTAGCCAAGTTGGTCAAGGCCCCGAACTCATAATTCGGTTATCGTAGGTTCAAGTCCTACCTGGTGTACGATGTCTCCATCGTCTATCGGTTAGGACAACGCCCTTTCACGGCGTAAAGGCGGGTTCGATTCCCGCTGGAGATACTATACCTCTGTAACTCAGCGGAAGAGTAGCGGACTTCTAATCCGTTTGTCGATGGTTCGAATCCATTCAGGGGTACTTATGATATAATATAGTTGTCTGCCCATTAGGGGGACAAATTAACTTATTCGCTTGAAAGGGGAATAAAATGGTAGTAGAAACAATGCTGGGTCTTTTAGATGACCCATTCTTTAATCGATTCAATCAAACAGTCAGAACAACACAAAATAACTATCCACCTTATAATGTCATCAAGGTAGGAGAAGATCTATTTATTTTGGAATTTGCATTAGCAGGTTTTGACAAAGAAGAGGTATCGATTACAGTAGAAAACAATCAACTAAAGGTTAGCGGACAGCGATCTGAAGTTGATGAGGACGAGTCTGTGACCTTCTTGCATAAGGGGATTGCAGCACGAAAATTCTCAACAGTATTCAATTTGCCAGAGTATATGGAAGTTGAATCGGCATCATTCTCAAATGGGATATTAGAGGTAACTCTAGAAAAGCATATCCCAGAAGAGAAAAAGCCAAAGACTATTGAAATTCAGTAGTATAATATATACTATTCCGCAACACATATCCCTAGGGATTTTTGAAACGGATGCTCTTATGAGAAGAGAGTTGGCAGGAGTTGAGTCTTCGTGGCCAATAGACCTGAGCAGTAGTCTATAAACTGCTCATTTTCTATACAAAAGTATAACAAGCAAGAACAGAATGTCTAGAATTTCCAAAACACTCAAGAACACCGTGAAGATAGTTGCTTGGGAATATTACTAGGGATCCCAATTCTGGTTTATATGTCAAGTGTTGGGTTGGGAAAAAAAGTTCCCCACCATTATAGTCATCGTTTATATAAATCAAAGATGTCATGTGTGCAAGTGGATTTCCATTACTGGCCTCTGCTGGCATATAGTCAAAGTGCTCTTCCATTTTTGTATTTGTAATTCTTGAAGCAAATGTCATATTAAATAAAGGCTTTTCTTCTACTTGTATATTAAATTTTTTTAAGTATTCGTTAATGTACTTCGGTATTTTTTTTTCTAGGTCAGAAAATATTTTAAAAACCTCGGAGTTTTCATCTTTAAACATTTTTTTAGTTAGATATGAAAAGTCGTTGGTAATCTTTTCATTCTTTTCTTTAATAAAATTATGTAGTATGTCAACAATTTCTTCTGATAAAAAATTATTAATTACTATAATGTTTTCTTCAGATTGGCCGAGTTTTTCAAAGCGGCTTTCTATTTCTGTTTGGCTAAGCATACATCAATTATAGCATACGAGATATCTTACACTATGATATACTTAATAAATGAAAGAACCAATGGATATAAAAATAATTAAAAACTTTATGGATCAGGATGATGCAACAAGGTTAATAGAGTACATAGAGACTAACAAACTAAATAAAGATAAGTTTGTATACACAGAATACCTAAGAACAGAGGAGTCTCAACAAGCCCAATCACAAGTGCCAGAAAGGTTTGCAATAGAAGATCATGCAGAAGTAAAAGATATATATATTAAATATGCTAAAAAATTTATCGAAGAATGTAAGATTTTTTTTAAAAACACAGAAGGCATTGGGCTTTATGCACAATGGCTAACTATGTATGGGATTGGAAATGAATTACCAAGACATGTAGACAATCATACGGGTGCGGAAGAGATTAATTTTAGTGCAGTAATATATTTAAATGATAACTTTACTGGAGGAGAACTACTATTAGAAGACTTCTCATATTTACATAAACCTGAAGCACTTAGCATAATAATATTTCATCCAACCTACTGGCACGAAATAAAGCCAATACTTAGTGGTAAAAGATATGCTATGCCTATTTGGGGTACTCTAAATGATAAGCATAAACTTGATTTTATCAATGACTAATGCTATACTTGATATAACTAACTAGGAGGATCTTTATGATTCATGTACTTATGCTTGTTCCCGCTTTTATTCTGGGATACCTTGCTTGCTATTTCTTTATGACCTATGGCGTAGACCAGGGAGAATAATGAATCAGTATTGGTCGTGGCTTCTTGCTGCTATTGGGGTATCTGGTATATTCCTTGTAGGCAGAAAAACAATTTGGGGATGGCTTGTTCTTTGTGTTAATGAATTTCTTTGGATTATCTACGCACTAACAACTAAGCAGTATGGGTTTATATTTGCTGCAATTGCATACGGAATTGTGTATGTTAAGTCTTTTATACATTGGAGAAAAACAGAATAATTTATTCTGATTCTTTTTTTGTATGCTTTGGTGTATAAGGCTCTATTTTAGACTTAATTCTTCCATCTTTGTATAGTCTTACTATCCATCCATCTTTAATTTGCATTGAATTAAATGCTGTTGCTTTTTTCTTTGGCATTATTGCTCCGTCCAAAATATAGAAATTGTGTATCTGATTCCTTCTTCAACCATTTTAACTCCGTGAAGATGTTTAGTGTCTCCTTTAAAACATATTGACAAATTTTTTATTGGCTTTATTGTTAGATCAGAGTATTGGGGAAAGTATAGTTCTCCACCAATAAAATCATCGTTAAGGTATATTAGTGTTGAATAATTTTTAGTCTTAAAATTTTCTTTAAAGTTTTCAAAAAAATCAGGGCTGTTGCCTTCATATTGCTCAATTACTTTTTGATCGTTATCTTCATCGTCTAAGAAATAATCAATGTGTGGAAGTTGATCTCTTCCAACTCTCCATCTATTTAGCAAACATTGCTCAACTTTTACTTTTGTTTTAAATCTATCTTCTACATCTTTTTTTGCTTTTTCTATGGTTTCTTCAAATTTTTGTTCTGAAAGTATATCAATTGACATACCTTTCCAACCCTTCATAGACATCCAGACACTTTCGGAAACATCTTCTTCTTTTGCATAATTTGTATTAAACTCGTGTTCCCATTGGGCTTCTGTTCTTGAATTTAAATAATTTATAACATTTTCTAATTCATCTTTTGTAAAAAAATCTGTATTCATTCTGTAGTTTGGGCTACTATTATCAATTATCATATCGAATGCTTTTCTCTTTTAACATTTGTGTAGTCCTTGCCAAAATCAGCAAACAAACCCTTATCTCTTTCACGATTAACAATTCCTCTCGACCAAGAGAATCCTGCATCTCCACCCCATGCTAACCACATGATGTACCCGTTAGAAGGGTTTGCTGTGTTTCCCCAGTCCTTGCCCTTCTTATCTACTTCGTGGCGTGAGAAGTATGAGTACATTCTCTTAACAGTGCTAAGAGATAAAGATTCTCCTCTTGCTAACTGCCCTGCACGAGTCCAACCAACTTGAGTTCCTGCTCCAGTTGCTTTACCATCTTCTTTAAATTTAATTGCTCTACGAGCAGCAGATCTTGCTCCTGCTGGTGGTGAATATCCTTCAGCCTTTGATACTGAATCTGTTTCATAAACTACTGAGTCATCATCTTCAAATAGATCATCTGCTTTTGCAGCAGGGACACAGTTAGGAACCATCGCACCGTTTTCTCCTGGCTTCATTCCTCTTTGAACATATCCATCCCAGCAAGGTGCTTGCTTATTATCCTGATAAGTTTGAGTTGGCATCATTGAGTCGTCTTTAATCATACAATCATTATATCATATTCCTAGTTGATAAGGTTAGAGTACCTGCTTTTAATCAACTCTATGGTGTCCGCAGGCTCAAAATAAAGAACAGACTCTGGAAAAATTGTTTGCTGGTAATGTGTCCCTGGCTCACCATTTATTCCTGGTATTTCTGTATACTCTATATTAAAATAATCTGCCAGATCATCATACCAACACCTAAAGTCGTTGTCAAGATTAATAGATATTACCTTTGTGCCTGGCTTAGAAAAAATCATATTACAAAAACCAGAGGATTTAAGTCCAGCAATATGTGATGCTCTGCTATATAGAATTACCTGATCTGTGAAACTCATATTTTCTGGGAAAACTATTTCGTACCCGATTGATTTAAAAAAATCTTCAATCATAAGTTCATCTTTTAAAGAAATAAACCTTGTGTTGTAATAATATGATGATTCTGAAAATTTATTTGTATGTCTTCGTTTTTCATTTTCAATTCTTCTTGAAACAAATATTTTTTTATTTTGTTCATGACTGAGCAAGTATCCAAAAGTTTTTAAAAGATTTTTTTTTGCAACTAAGACAAAGTTTTTGTACTCAGTTGGTGCATTCCAACTTTCAAAAGCATCCCAGGAACCTATATTTTCCTTAAATGGTTTTAAAATTTCGTTATGTTCAAAAATATAATTATAGGCTTGTCTAAATAAAACATTATGATTATTATTTAAAACTATCATATCTTTCTTATAGTCTATTTTATAAATATTAAAAATATCACTATAAAGACTTTCAACTAATGAGTTAGCGCCAAAAGAATATGATACAACAGCAATTTTTATATCTGGTACATACTCTTTTATAAACTCATATTGCAATATTTTGTCGTATAAAAGATGAAAGTATGCAAAATGGCTTACATCAAAAATATAAACTGGATCTTCATATATAATGGTTTCTTTATCTATGTGTATGTTTTTTGAGTATGCTGCAGATGACAGTTCTGCATACTCTTTATCATTATCACTATGTGTTTCTGCATACATTCTTTTGACCATAGTTGGGGCTATTTCTTTTTCTAGCAGGGGCTGTAAATTTATAAACTTGTATAAAGGTTTTTTTTGGCCTTCTATGGCTATTTTTTCAATTTTTTCAACAGGCATATTAACATTATACTACATCTTCCTATATGGTGTATAATTGTTATATAATGGAAGGCTTTTGATGAATATTGTAATACCTATGGCAGGTCTTGGATCCCGCTTTCAAAATGCAGGAATAAAGACTCCCAAGCCATTAATAGTCGTCAATGGAAAAACACTTATCGAGCACTCAGTAGACTCTCTTGGATTAGATGGAAATTATATTTTTATAACAAGAGTATATGATGACCCAAAAGATAATGAAAACTTATCTTCTATATTAAAAAGATTAAAGCCAAATTCAGTAGAAATAAAAATTAATAAAATGCAATATGGGGCCGCTGATGCATGCCTATATGCTAAAGAATATATAGATAATGAAGAAGAACTTATAATAACAAACTGCGATCAATTGCTAAACTGGGGACCAAGTGACTTTATTGATTCTGTAAGAAATAACTCTGCAGATGGAGCGATTGTATTGTTTAACTCTTCAGATAGCAAGCACAGTTTTGCTGAGATCCTATCAAATAGGATTATTAGGCTTGCAGAGAAAGATGTAATTAGTAGCAATGCACTAGTTGGAATTCATTACTGGAAAAGTGGAAAAAGTTTTGTCAGTTCAGCAGAAAAACTTTTAAAAGAATATAAAAGTTTTGGTTTAAAAGAATGTTATATTTCAAACACATACAACTACTTAATAAATGATGGATTATATATTATGCCATACACTATTAAAAACAATATGTTTACTCCATTGGGAACTCCTGAAGACATTGAGATTTATTTAGCAAAGATTAAAGAATTTTACACAGAAAAACCCAAAACAATATTTTGTGATATAGACGGAACAATATTAAAACACGCACACAGATTTAGTCATATTGGTAAAGAGCAGCCTATAGATCTTGATGGGGTAATAACTAAATTTAATGAGTGGGATTCCAAAGGGCATAAAATTATTCTTACAACGGCAAGAAAAGAATCTGCTAGATATATAACTGAGAAACACCTAAGCGAACTTGGCTTTTGCTGGGACTATCTTCTCATGGGAATTACCAGCGGGACAAGGATTCTTATTAATGATAAACTAAAAGAGTCTGATCCAGATAGGGCTATAGCCATAAGCCTTATTACTGATACAGGATTTGTAGATATTGATTGGAAAGGCTTTGATTTATGAGTGTTGAGTATGGAGAAATAAAAAAAATAGATGTAGAAGGTTATGAAAGAAAAATATATCATATATCTGATGTTGTTTTGAATTCAGAATTAGAAGGAGATGGTAGGAAAATTATTGGAAACTCTTTTATATATTCTATAGATAACTGGCAGTATGGGCATGTTCTTCAAGATGTTGTTGGACACTACGAATTTTTAAAAGAGTATGTTCCAGACTTGCAACTTTTAATACTTTCTTCAAATACTAAAGACTTTAAAAGCGGTGATTTTATAACAATGAGTAAAGTGATAGATAATATAATAGAAAGTTACCCAGACTGTATATTTGTAAACGATAAAGATAATATAACTATTGAAAACTTATACTGCCTATTTGGACTTTTTATAAACCCAATTCGTGATATTATAGAAACTAATAGCCCTATTCATTCAGATGAAGATCTAGATTTTAAATATCAGATTTTTGCGGCAAAGGCTGTTGCAAAAAAGTTTGGCCCGAAGAATCCAGTAAGTCCAACAAGGAAAATATACATATCTAGATCTTATGCTGATACTACTTATGAATACAAATCTCGTTCTTACTATAAACGAATGAGAGTTCTTGAAAACTCAAAACTTCTTGAAGATTATCTTGAGTCTCTTGGATATGAAATTGTTTTAAACGAAGGCCTTAACATAGAAGAGCAGGCAAAGTTGTATCAAAGCGCTTCTCATGTTGTAACTATAAATGGCACTGGTGCATACAATACAATTTTTTGTAATCCAGGAACAACAATTTTTTTCTTAGAAATTCATACAGAATTTTGGTGGTTTTTTGATATTTTAACAAATGAGGTAACATCAAATACTGTACACAAACTGCCAACTATCAAACCATCCCGAGTCGATGAAGGAAAGGCAATTCCTGTAGAAAGAATAATAGAGTGCTTAAAAAGTTATGAGGATGTATTATGAAACTATCAAGGATAGAAGATGTTGATCGTGGCTGGTTTGTAGGTAATTTTGCAAAGGCTGCTTTTCAAACAGACGCCTGTGAGGTATGTTACAAGTTTCACACAAAAGGAGAGCACTGGCCTTTACATTATCAGGAAAAAATAACAGAGATAAATCTTATGATTTCTGGAGAAATGAGAATGCACGGAAAAATTTTAGTTGCTGGTGATATTTTTATATTGTATCCATACGAAATTGCTGATCCAGAATTCTTAACAGATTGCGAAGTAATTTGCGTAAAGATTCCTGGTATACAAAATGATAAAGTTGTAGTGGAAAAAATATTATGAAAATAATAGCACACAGAGGGAATGTCAATGGGCCAGATATAGAAAATGAAAATAAGTACTCATATATACAAACAGCAATTGAGTTAGGTTTTGATGTAGAAATAGATATCTGGGCTATAGATGGACAACTATATCTTGGTCATGACAAACCACAGTATGCCATTGATAAGCCGTCAGTAGCCTCTGTAGGACTTAATGGTTGGTTTCACTGTAAGAACCTAGGGGCCTTAGAATACTTCAAAGATAATTTTAATAGTCTTAATTACTTCTGGCATCAATCAGATGATTATACTATTACTAGCAGTGGATATTTCTGGACATACCCTGGAAAATTAATAGGAGAACAATCAATAATAGTTTTACCAGAGATCATAGAAAAATCTAAAGTTATAAAAATGTTAGAATCAAAGCCTTATGGTGTATGTACCGATTATCCAAAACAATATAGAAAAGCAGGCCACCAATTAAAGTGACCTGCTAAACTACTTAGAATTAAAGGGCTACTGAATTGCCCTTACCTCCGCCAGATGACTTCTTTGCAGGAGCCTTCTTTGCGATCTTCTTAACTACCTTAGCAGTCTTTAGTGCTTTGTCAACCTCATCAACTGCTGGCATCTTTCCAAATGCCGTGTCTGAAGGATTGGCTGCTCTCAAAATGACTGGGACAAGTGCTCCAAGTAGTGAGTATGCCAGTGTCTGTGGATCTGTAACTCCAGAGGCATACATTGCTGTTGCTGCTCCAAGTACTGATCTTCCGTATGATGCTAGTGCTGCTTTAATTTGTGCGTTCATTTTATTCCTCCTATAGGATATTTTTTTGCTTGACTATAATGTAAATCACACAGGTCGACAATTCTGCTTTCAGAACTTGCCCAAACCTGTGTACTTTCGTCCTCACACATTTCTTCTTCACATATAGACAAGTTAAGGTTACTTGTGTGCTTCAGGACGATCATTACTCTATTCTATCATAGTCTTCTGGTAGCAACTGCTTTAGTTCTTTGTATGCCCCAGAAATCTTCTTCATCGAGTTATAGTTTGGTTCAGCAGACATTAGGTCTCCGTAAGTATCAAAGTACATAACTTCAGGCTCAACATCAGTAATAAATTTATCAATCCCAGCCTGCACAGACTCTATGTATTCAAATGCCATGTCTCTTGATTTAGAAACAAATGAAAGAAAATCATCATTCTGTAAAACTGGTTTTTCCATTTCAGTCTTAAGTTTATCAAAGATAACTGCCTTATCAATGTGAACCTGTAGATTTTTTTCTATAAGTTCTAGATTCTTAATCTTAAGTCTCATATTATTAAATGCAAGAAATAAGAATATAATTATTGCAAGACTATACCCTATAATGTCCAACATTAGTCATTCTCCTCATAGTCAAATTGATACCATTGTGCTGATGTATATCTGTGTTTTCTAGTAATTGTTTTTACTTCATGAAGATATTGATCGTGTCCAGGGAATATCATTAGGGTATTTGCTTTTGGTTTTATTTTTTTATCAAAGTTAATAAAGTTAATATCTCCATTTTCATAGTCATCATTAATATAAAATACTGCTGCATAATTATAGTTTTTATATAGGTAGTCATCAACATGTGCATGCATTGACATAGCGGGTTTCCAAACAGTTAAACTTATAAATGATGGATTATAATCTCCACACCTAATTGGATAATGTTCGTTAATCTTTTCTTTTCCAGTTTTAAAAATAAAATGCAACATATTTTTTATATTTTCTGGAAGATCACTGCAGACCCTGTTATACCAAAAGTCATCTGGGTCTGAGGATCCTTCAGTAAATTTTGCCTCTTTGCAATATTCTTGCAAAGTCTTAAGGTCTTCTTCTGACAATATGTTTACAAATTCTTTAATATTATCTTCTGAATTGCCAACTACATTAACAAATTTTTTATATCTCTCTAAATCGACTTTACTCAATCTTCTTTTCCTCCCTCTCTTACTAATAAAACAACTGCTCCGTTGTCCTCTAGTGCTTTTTTAACTCTAATCATGTACTCAACTGCATAAACTTTATCTTCTCCAGTTAGAGACATAAAATCTTTTTCAGATGCTCGTACTGATAAAAAATGATCGTTGTCTACTATTGTAAGAGAGAATCCTTTTGGTCCTGCCAATGATCTGACTGCTCTTTTCATTGAGTCTGTATACATTTATAACTCTATATATCTGTTAGGAATTATGTCAAATATTAGATGAATTCTTTGGCTTGGACCAGAGTTGTTAACTGAATGATCTTTGGCATTATTAATTTCCCAAAGTTCTCCTTCTTTCATGTTGACTGAATGATTTTGAACTGAAAATGTAACATTCTCGCTAGTAACTATAGGAAGGTGGTGTCTTCTTGATAACTCAAGGTATGATCCAAAGTCTCTATGGACTGGTATATCACCTTCGTCAACAAGTCTAACAAGAAGAACTCTTCCTGCTTTACCATCATGCTTTACTTCCATATCTTTTACAATTGGACTAACATACTTCCAAAAGACTAAATCATCCGCAAGTATAACTGGGTGATAACCATCTGAGATTTCCCAATTTAAATCAAAGTCCTGTAAGATATATGTTTCCGTATCTTTATGTATTTTGTGTAGTTCTTGTCTTGATGTGTCTATCTTCCACTCGTCAGAATACTTAAGTATATGGTCTCTTAGTTCTGCAATGTCATAGTAGCCATGCTGAACCATTGTAAACGCTTCATGCTCTTTTAGCATTAACATCACCTATCCTCGATCCTATCCAAATCAATGCGCCGTGACCAAACGGGCAGTCAAATGACATAAAAATCTCTTCTGGAGTTTCAGTAGATATGCATGTTGAGCATGTATAGCACTTATATATGTTCTTGTTCATTTTCCTCCATAGTCAATGACTTCCATGTACTAGCCCATTGTACCTTATTTCTATGTCTGTTAAACTCTCTTGATATTGATCCATTTTCTAAGTATATGCCGCCCCAGACTCCCCATTCTTTTTGGGAAACTCCAACTGCAAAGCACATCTTATTTACTGGACACTCCGAGCAAAGTTTATCTACTGCTGGCCTTAGTTCTTCTTGGTCTTCGTACTTATCAAAGAAGATGTTTGTGTCATAGTCTAAACAAGAACCTTTTTCTTTCCAATCATGCTTAGCCATAACTACCTCACAAACTTATCAGGAATCTCCCACCCAACAGTTGAAGGAACAAAACGACTTTGAATGTACCACTTGCCTTTTATGTAAGCACCAGTATTAGATGTTCTGCCCTTTTCTGAAGGGAAAGAATTAACTACTGTCCAGCCATCCCAGGACATAGTTTTATTTTTTGACACAATGTTTTCCATTTGCGCTAAATCTTTTATAATCATTATAACCTTTTCTTAGTACCTAAAAATCCCAGTCTCAATATTTTTGAGTTGGGCACTGCTAACCAGTTTTGATACTGGCTCTTTTGGATTTGAGAAAAAAGCAAAATAGTTTACATCACTAAAATTTTCTTCAACCCAAGATGGTGCAACTTTATAAAACTTAATCTTCTTACCACGAGACTTCATGCCTCGCTCAGATAGATTAACAAACTCCATAACCATCATATTCAAGTTACTTGGTCCTGCACTATAAATGTAAAAATAGGGATCTTCATTTTTTAATGCTGACATTGATACACCCATAGCACGAAGAAAGACCTGGTAGTCATCAAAACCACTAGTTCCCTGTACTGCTACTATCATTTGAATCTCCCTCTTTTAATTGATCCATTATAAAAAGCATCTTATCTAATTGTACCTTATTCATACTCATTGTGTCAACTAGTCTTGCTGACTCAGTATCAATATCATGCCCATCCATATCTGCTACATAAAACAGATTGTCTCTTACAAAGTAAGCCTGACGATCTAAAATAATAACACGGACATTGGTTTTTCTTTCGTGCCTAGATGTCTGAGTTTCTTTTCTTTTCTTATGAAATGCCTCGTCTGGAAGTATTGGCTTAACCAGTTCAAAAATATGACTCTGGCTGTATCTTAGTTTAATTGGACTTTTCTTATAAGAGTCATAACTAGATAATTTTAAGAAAATAAATATGACCAAGAAACTAAACATTGATCCAAGAAAATAACTCATTGTTTGCCTCCTAGTATAATTATATCACTAAGAATCTAAAAGGATTCTTATGATTTCTTTTAAAGTATATTGATGACTTTTATCCAACTTAGATACTTCTGACTTATCTAGTGCTTTTGGAGTTAGTCGTACCATAGGATTTTTATCAGTTACATCCATATCTAAAAATCCGTGCTGCCAAAGAGCCATTGTCTCTATTGAAAAGTATTTTGAAAACTCATCGTGTAATGCTGGATTTATAGTTTTTATTTTGTCTGTAAAATTATAAAGCATCTCCCCAGTTTCAATATCAATTCCAGCAGGCTGAAGTGCACCTTGTAGAATCAAATCTTCAATCATCTTATCTTCTTCAGACACGGAGTCTCCAGTTCATAGCCTTTGGTCCTTGCTTAACCATCTGAAACATGTGGTGCTTGTATTGCTCTGTAAGATCTGCATATAATTCTGGATTAACCAACTCAAGTTTATCTGTGATTGAGTATAACATTTCTCCTTTATCATCAATGCCAGCCATCTCAATGGCTCCTTGCATGATTAGATGTTCTACCATTGCTTGGCTTTTTAGGTTCACAATACCCTCGCAAACTTTAAAAACTCATCTTTTGTTTTTGCACCATTCATTCTGTCAACCTCTAAACCGTCTTCAATAAGTATGTAGGTTGGAATAGATTTTATTCCAAACTTTTCTAATAGTTCAATTTCAGTATCAGCATCAATAAACAAGAAATCAATCACTCCCTCTCGTTTTAGTTCGTCTGCTACTGGTCTAGTTCTTTGACAAGGATTACACCAATCAGCCGTAAAGTAAAGAACATGCCTCACTTGCCAGACTTCTTTCTGGCTTTTGCAAGTGCTACGAAGTCTTTGACCTTTGTCTCTCCCATATATCCCCATGCATGGCCATCATTAATCATCTTATCATTTATAGATTCTGTGTCTCCATCAAGATAGACCCAACCAAGTATACGACCATACTTTTCTGAAGAGTCCATCTTTTCAGTCTTGATCACTACAGACTTAGCACTGTCGATAGCATGCTTCAAATAAGCCTTTGCTTCCAGTCCTAAAGCCTTTTCAGCCTTGTCTGCTGTACGAGACTCTGGCGTGTCGATACCAGCCAGTCTCACTCTAGAACTAAAAGAAATGTCAAACCCTAAATCAATTTCGACATCAATGGTATCTCCATCAACGACCTTTGTTACTTTCTTTACATAATATTCAAACATTACTTTCTCCCCCATTGTATATAGTTCCATCCACGCTCATGTGCGTAGTAAATAAATATTTTAACTACCGTTTCCCAAAAGGCAATAGTTACAGAAAGACCAGCATTTCTTGTAATAACATAGGCAACAGCAACAGAAGAAAGCGTTCCCCATATGCGATAACTTAATGCCTTGGCAAAAGATCTAGCCCTGGTTACTGTCATCAGATCCACCCCATTTTTTGTCAACAAAATGGACAGCAATAGCGGCAACTATAAGTGAAACAACAACTGCAATAGCATTCTCTAACATTTAAAGTCCCATTTCTTTACGCTTTTGTGTGGCAGAAATAGCATGAATATCTGCACCTAAATCTACTTGCTCAATCTTGTAACCTACATCTCTGCCGTATACAATGTTAGTAATGTTAGGCAGCCTTAATACTAATGCGCCATCCATAAATTCATCCTTAGCAATATATTCTTTTACCTGATCAAACTTAAGTGGATCTTTCTCACTGGTATTATAGGTATTACGGACTCCAAGCAGGACTTGTTCTGTTCTTTTGCCAGCCTCTTTGTAAAGGGCGTGGTGGCCTTCGTGCCAGGGCTGATACCTACCCAGCATAAGGGTCGTGGGGGCTGTCCAGTCGTGTAACTGGCAAGCAGCAATGATAAGGTCAGCCTCTTCTTCTACTGTCATACCACAAGGAATTCTGACATCGCATGACTCTGGATCTTCCCACATCTTATTTGTATCTTCAAATCTTCCAGACTCAATTCTGTCTACCCAAATTAAAATATCTGGCTTACCAAATGCTGCACGAGTTAGGTCTGTAGGACAAACAAAATCCACGATTACTGGTGCTACACCCTGTTTAGAGATTAGTCTTGCCATCTCTCCCATACGACGGGCCTGCTCAATTCTATCATCAGGACTAAAGCCTAAGTCTGAATTGACTGTTGCACGAACCTCATCTGCATTAAGATGGATAGCATTAATACGCTCTTTAAGAGCCTTTGCTAATTCTGTTTTACCAGAACCAGGAAGACCTATAATCTGAATAATCATTTTTATTCCTTAACTAATTTATCTCGTTCATCAACAATACTAATCATAAACGACATCATACTATTATATCCATCTGGGATAGCCATTATTTTATTATAGTGATGTCCGCAAAACAATAAGTCTCCAGTAATTCCAGTAACCTTTACTAAGGCTTCTGCATTACATCTATCGCATCGATCATGTGGTGATAGTAGCCATTCTTGCTTTACTTCATCTTTAATCATTGTAAACATTATACTACTTCTTTCTGTTATCAGTGGAATAAAATCCACTACCGTTGAATACTGCTCCTATAATAGAGTATACACGAGTTAGATCTGAATTGCAAGTCTCACACTTGTAACCTGGATCATTTTCAGAAATAGATCGCTCTTTAAGAAAATTCTCATTGCATTGTGTGCAATTGTATTCATAAATAGCCATAAATATTACTTCTTCTTTTTTGCTTTTACTGTCCAGTATGGCAAGTTTAGGTTGTCTCCGCCCCATTCATACCCTAAAGTTTTAACAACGAATCTAATAATCTTAATACGCATTATTTAATCCCCTTTCCAAATTTAGCCCAGACCCTTTCGTGAAGAAAGTATCCAAGTGCTTCCCATCCAATATAAATAAGAGCACCAAGACTAGCATACTCCCACTCACCAGTAAATAAATAAATAACACCAGCAACTCCAACAAGGTGAAATGTTTCCCAACTTGCTGTTTTAAGTAGCGTTCTTTTAGTTGATTCCATTACATTACTACCTGATGTGACTTACCGCCACCGCCACCAGATGATTTCTTTGAACTAGGCTTAATTTCCTTTGGTGCTGCCTTCTTAGCAGGTGCTGCTGGTGTTGCAGAAGCAACTATCTTATTAAGTAGTGGAGCATTTTCTTCTCCAGTGTAAACTGGACGACCCCAACCAACTACAGCGTTAACCAACTTCTTCTTATTGTTCTTTACATATGCACGAGTCTTCTCAACGCACATTCCTCCGTTGCGCTGATCTCCCTTTGCAGTTCCTGAAGTATTTCCTTCAATAACTTGGATAGTTCCATCACCATTGTTCTTAATGCAAAGACCAACATGTGAAATACGATTTACACCATCATCTGGGAAATCAAAATAGATCCAGTCTCCTGGGGTTGGATCATCATTACGAGCATCTGACCAACGCTCATTCTTTTTGAACCAATCTGCTGCTTGAACTGTTGATGCAGACTTAGGGAATGATTTTACTCCCGCAGTAAATGCACACCATGAAACGAAAGACTGGCACCATGGTTGGAAGTTAACCTTCATCCATGCACCGTACTTTGTTTCGTTATCTTTAGGGCCTTCAATTGTGCCCAATTCTTTCTTTGCAACCTCAATGATTGCTTCTACTGATCCTTTTACTGACATTACATTTCCTCCTTGTTAGTTTCTACAAAAGACATATGACTCATATCGTGAGCAGTTGATGCTTCTGGGCTTCCTGATTCCTGTGCAAGTTTTTTATAAGCAGCACAGAGTTGCTCGTATTTTCCATACATAAACGCAAGTTCTGAATTAAGAGTTTCTATGATATGTTGCGCTGCATTCATGACTCCTTCATTTGTAGCCAAAAGTTCTGTAATGTATTCAACAGTTTCTGCTGTAGACTTTACACGAGCATCATTCATATCTGCAGGATTATTATTTTTCATTTTATTCCGTTCCGTCTGTATAGACTTTTTTGATCATATTGTGGTACCAGTTTGGCAATGCATACCTGATTCCTTTTGTTACACTACTAATTTCATGAACAAAAACATAGTTTGATGGGAAAAATATTGCGCTTCCCGCTTCTGGCTTTACAGAAACTCCGTTTTTTCCAATGTGTGGAAAAGATATTACTCCTCCATCATAGTCATCGTTTAAGTATAAAACAACTGAAAGTGTTCTGCTGCTGGAACCATGGTCTGTGTGTGCTGGCAAGTACCCAGACTCTTCATACTTAAGTATACTCATATTGTCTTCTTTACCTTTTAAATTCCTACTTGCATATGGGTAAACTTCTTGTGAATAATGCTTAAATGCAGTATCCAGGCCGTTAAAAAGCCTATCAGATATTGATGAGTATTCATTAAAGTATGGATCATTTAAATTTATATCTTCTGTTCTAGGAAGCCATCTTTGTTTGCAAAAATGTAAATCTCCGTGGTCCCAATTGTGCCAAGGCTTTACCACGCTGCTCTCAGGATTGTGCTCTCCAGACTCAATTGCTTTTGTAACTACGCTATCAATATTTTCAATATCTTCAATAATCTTGTATGGATCAGCAATTAGATTAGTGTAGTAGACTAATCCGTCCCCCAAAATTTCATATTTAAACATCACATTTGCTCCTTCTTCTCTACATTATACACTCTCTTGTCATCTTCTGTCAAGCCTTCATCAGTACTAAAAACTGGAGACGGCAGTCCTGGTATTGAAAGAATGTGATCTACATATAGGCTTTGCCATATTGCCAATCTTTGTTTTTGAAATGCCAGAAAATCTTTATCTGTAATAAAATCATTTCCATAAATATTTTTCCAATGATCTTTTCTTACTAAATGAAAGAACAGTGCCTTATAGTTTTCTGCAGAGTCGTCTGAGTTCCACGCTGGTCTGTAATGAAAATCTAACTCTGGTTGAACAATAATTGCATCATTTGGCTTAGTAATAAATTCTTTGTCATGTGCGACAAAGCCCCAATCACGATTGCCCCCTATGTGAAGATCTACCATGTAGCATCCTGGAGACCAATCTAGGTGTACTTGTAAAAAAGGCTTGCGCCCTTCAGCAGTGATTTGATGATGAGCATATAAGTAATACCCTAGTTCAACATCTTTAGTTCCAAGAATGTCTTGTGTTCTTTTAATTGCTTTATCAAAAAAGTGTTGTGGTATTTGTATTGCGTCTTCCCATTTATTCATTTGTTTTGTATATGCGATATCTTTTACATCTTTTGATTCTAATATTTCTTTTAGTTCTTCAAAGTCTGATTTTTCAAAAAATCCATCAACAATAAATGGATCAAAGAACAAAACATTTTTTCTAAATATTTCTTCGAATTTTAAATAATGATCTCTTGAGCAGTGTGTCCATTGGATCATGCCCTCATCTGGATGATTTTCTAGCATTGCAAATTTTGTGTTTCTAAATTTAATTGTCATTTTTTAATCCAAATCTGGGTCAACATGCTCTAGTTGTGTCGTGTGCATGTAAAGTAGAGTTGACCTTGATCCACTTTCCAATGGGGTAATTCCATGTACCCACTGAATTCCTCTACTTAGGAAGAATACACCAGAGTATTTTTTAGGTTTATAATTAAATCCTAATTTTGGAAAAAAGATTTCTCCACCTTCAAACTCCTCGTCTAGATAAATACAAGTACTATACTCAATGAAAGGTTCTGGATCTTGGTCATCAACATGAGGAAGACCATAGCCTCCTGGAAGCCAGGTAGATCCAAAGGATTTAAATGTTTTAATATCTTTTTGTTCTTCTGGGTTTGCTTTTTGATGAACTTCGTTTGACAGTAGCGCATATTTTTTTTGTATTGCTAAAGTTCTAGCATTATATGGGTATCCTGTCCCACCAAATCTAGTCTTGTAGTATTCTGGGTACGGATTAACTTCAGAAGGGCTCCTCAGTTCTTGCAGAAGAACATCGGCATCCTCTGGAGTAATAAAGTTTTCAATTATAAATGGCTTTGTTATCATTTTTTCTCCTTTATTAATTATACCATATGGGCTAATACATGCTTTTTCCAGGGCTATGGAATCTTTCTGAGGACATTGAGTCTAGGTTCATAACAGGATCATATTCTATATCATTTCTTTCAAAAGGAAGTCTTGATAATTTTTGAAAATCATACCCAACTCTACGACTAAGCAATTCAACATTAACTGGTGTTGGGAACAGTTTATTTGGAACAGACTTTAATGTATCTACTACCATGTTATAATTACTATTTGGTGAGAATGGAATAAAATCATTATCGTATATGGTTCCAAATGTTCTGTACCAAGGAGTTGATAAAGCATACACCTCTATATTATTTACCGCACAAAATAAAGAATACATCTCTTCTATTCCATTATGCTTAAGAAGTGAAAGGTTTGGCATACTTTTAAACCTTTCTGTTGACATAAAGATTAATTCTTTTTTAACCCAATTTGTTTTTGTTGTTGTCCATATTTCTTTATTGTTATATTTTGTATAAAATTTATATTCTGACAAATCAAAATCTAAAGCATGGTTTCCAGATATAATAATATCTCTTCCGCCGTGTCCCATAACCAGTTCCATGTCCCAATTTTTTTCTAAGTATACTTCCCCATCAATATACAAGAAATAGTCTGAGTTGGAGTTTAGTACATTATTTCTAAGATGCTTAAACTTAGAGTCCATGCTATCCCACTGTATGTGTATATAGTTTCCTTCGTTAAACTTATCATTCCTATTTAAATTAGTTTGATCATATACAGTTACAGAGACTCTGTTAGTCCCACTTTGATTTTTTATAAGTTGATTTACAGAGTCTGGTAAGCCTTTACTTTTAAACCCATAAACAAATACGTCAATTGTATTCATTTACAGTAGAGGAATCCAGTGCTGCTGAATGGTTCCCTCATTTGAAATAAGAGACTCTAGTGGTTCAATATCATAGGCTACTGTAATTCTTGAGCCACTCCATTCCCAATCACCCATTGCATGTGGATGTCCCATTTCAGAAACAATTAGTCTATTATTTTTATTAACATTGTCAACAATTTGATTGTCATCATTAAATAGTTTGTAGTGTGTAACTGAAGGCTCTGCGTTTACACAGTAGTATCCGTGGAAGTGTGGGGCATATGGTCCGCCATGATCGTGCCAATTTAACTTGCCAACTTCTGCATTGTTAATATTGAACCATCCTTGGACATAGTATTGCTTCTTATCAAAATCAATATCGTAGTATTTACAAGCCTCTTTTACTGTATCAGATATTGCCTTATACAAGGTATTAAGTCCTGTATGATAAAGTTGAAAAACATTATACTCTCTCCACTTTACAGTTGACAAACTTCCAGACTCAATCCAGTACTTCTCATCATTTTCCATTGTATCGACACCACGAAGTTTTGCTGTTTCTATCAACTTATATTTTTCTTCTAAAAAGTTTTGAAGATCTGGCAAATCAATTTCAAGATGTCTTTCAAAAAACTTGTGTGGCTTTGATGGCGTACCACCATTGTTACTATTAATCATTTTTGTACCTTTCGACTATAACTATTATACTATACTTTCCCTGGCTTCGTGTATTGCTTTTTTCTCCAGGCAAATTTCTTGTAGTGTGCAGTGATGTGGGACCTTCTATTTTCTGATATCAGGTCATGCTTATCATATGTCTCTTCTGTTGTGTCAACTACTAACTCCCAAGGCTCTCTTTTTATTGGTATTAATTGTGATATTGGAGTACCCTCTGAAATTGTTCCTTCAAAATCTCTTTTAATAAAAAATGGAAGGAATACTGGTAGGCCCCAAATATCTGCATCTACCAGTCCTGAAGGAACCCAGAACGGTAGATCTGGTCTGTTGAGTGGCATTGTCATTAATAAAGAGTAGTCTTGTGGTGTTTCGTAAAACCATTGCATCTTTACTCCAAATTGTATTGGGTGTACATCATGAGGTATTGCCATGTCTACATATGGCCTTTTATCCATTAACATAAAATCTTTTTTCCAAGAAAGTTTTGGCTTTCCATCTTTTGCTATCTCAACAGTTAGGTCATCTTCTAAACAGTACTGATACCCAAGAGTCATTGCATCCATAAATGGCATACAAAGTTTTGTAGAGACATTAGATCCATCTCCACCCCTATCATTTATTGGATTAAGTGCTGACAGATCATTGGTATCTACATGTCTTCCTAAATCTCTGTACCATTGAGGTATTTTTTTATATGCTGGCTCAGGAGATACCAGGCCTGTCTGATTACTAATAAACCTAAGTTCTTTTAAATCGTCAAACTCTTCCATAGCCATACTCTTCCTTTATTTTTAATAGATCTGAGTCTGAGACGGTTAAACCTATCTCAAACATTGGAGAACCTATATCAATAATACCATACTTGTCGTCTATCATGTGATCACCATTCTTTTTTATATTAAAGTTTATAAAAGGGGTATTTACGTATTCCTCCTCTTTCTGTGGCGGAACAAAATTAATTGAACCTTCTTCAATAACAAAAGGAGAAAATATTTTTTTTACATTGCCTATCTCAATAAGTGTTTCAAATCCCAATATCCACGGCATATAAAATCTATATGTTGCAAAAAAGCAATCATTTGATTTTATTTGTTTTGGTGAGGGATAAAACTGCCTTTGATGACATTTATCTAAAGCGTAAAGAGATCCGTCCTGCCTTGGCTCTACCCATATTTCTGCGTGTGTTTTTTGCAATAATGTTATTTTGTTTTCATTGATTGATAAAATTTCTGGTTTTGGATATAGGTTTGATACATATCTATTTACTGGCTTTATTAATAAACTTTTATACCTTGGCTCAAGGAGATCGTATCTTGCCCATTTTTGAGGCACAAAAGATTGTTTTTCTAGTTCTGGAAATAAAAGATTTTCTGAATCTACCCAGAAAGGTGATCCAACTATATTGTTTTTAGTTTTTGTTGACATTTTGTTTCATCTTTTCTATAAATATAACTTTATTTTTGATATTACACTACAATTATACCACTTGCTGGAATGGTAGGATTCGAACCTACAACCTGTCGATTAACAGTCGACTGCTCTGCCGTTGCGCTACATTCCATTATATAAACCAACTATTTTTTCTTATAACCCTTTGGGCAAACTGGTTTAACTCCAGTTACTTTCTTAACAAGTTTTCCCTTCAAACATGTAATCGTTGTTTTCTTAAGCACAGCAGCGTATGCATCTGCCTCTTGTTTTGCTTTCAATTCTGCAGCGACTTTTGCTTCTGCTTCTTGTTTGGCTTTTAGTTCTGCAGCAGCCTTTGCTTCTGCTTCTTGCTTGATCTTAATATTTGCTTCTGCAATTTCTTTTTCTACTTCATACTTTAAGTACAATTCTGCTTCATCAATTGCTGACTGATAATAGGCAGCAATATAGTAAACACTAAAAGATTTGTCTGACCAAAAAGAATTATTTCTCATCGAATCATCTTTATCTGTTGAGCATGTAATTCCTGAAATACCAGTAAGTGCTCCTATGTATATGTATTCTTTATCTTTTTTAAAATAAAGAGGGCTTCCTGAGTCTCCAAGACACATAGTTTTGTTTGGTGAATTTATGACATCTATAAAAATATTTGGCTTACTTGCTAATAAATCTTTTTCTTCTTGGCTATTTCGAGTAAATGAGTTTTTTCCTAACTTGCTTACAAGTTTTTCTGGGTAATTATTTGTAGCAACTATTTTATTAGGAAGTGTGTATTTAATTCCGTATCCAATTTGAATAACATCAATTTGATTATTAATTAAGTTTTGTACTTCATTTACTGTAGCAATACGCATAGGTTTTACATCTGCTAAATCTTTTTCTAAAATTAAGATCATAAAATCTTGAATAGGTCCTCTACCACAATTATGACAATTATTAAATTCTTTTGGAATAATTTTCTTTATTACTTTGACGGGATTAATAGAGTTGTCTAATGATACTGTTGCATCTGGTGGCCAGACATATTCTGAATACCCATGAGCGCAATGCGCTGCTGTGTAAACAATTCTTGGTGAAATCAAAGATCCTGAGCAGCCAGTCAGCAGGGTTTTTTCTCCAGTGACCAATACGACTCTTTCATCTCCTATTGCTGGAGATCCGTTATATACTGCATCTGCACTGCTAGTTCCTAAAAAAGACAGAACTATGGACAAAAATAAAGAATACTTTTTCACTTTACTCCTTAATTTTAACAACTAATTGACAAGGGTCTCCGCCTGCTTCCCATTCTTCTTGCTCTTCGTCACTCATATAGGGGTCTCCTTCGTGTGTATTACAAAATGGTTCTGTAATCCATCCCCGCTCAATTCCGTTTTCTATCCAGATCTGAAACTCTAAACTGTCTTCTTCTGTTATCATATTATAATTATAGACCTAAAGGCTTACAATGTCAACTGGACCCATACAAGATGGATTAAATTTAATGGCAGCATTAACTGCTTGAGCAACTCTATTCCTTGCATTTTTTTGTTTATCTGTTGCATATAAAACACCATAGGCATACTCTGCTCCTGAACCCATAGCAAGATATGGAAGCATGTACTTAGATAAAGACATATCTCCAGAACTGTGTTCGTATATTTCTCCACGCACTGCGATAATTAAACCAAGGTCTCCGTCTTTAGATGTATCAACCCAGAACTCATTATAGAATTCTTTTAGTTCTTTAATAAATCTGGTTTGCATAAACTTGTCTGTATCTTTAATGTTGGGAGGGGTTGGTTTAAAATTAAAACGGATTCTTTCTCCGTCCATTGATCCAGCATATCCAATAAGATAAGGGCCTATCTTCCAAACCTTTGGAGCATCAAGTGCTAAAATAGTTCCATCATCTGAAGCACCACGGTCTCCAGCCATATAAATTTTGTCTTCATGTTTTACTACAGCAATACAGGTCATGGTAAAGCCCTCTCCAGATAGGTGATACTCAAGTATACCATTACCCAGAGAGGGCTGTCAACTACCGTCAATAATGACTAATTAGCCTTTTTGTCTACCGTCTTAAACGCATCATTGATCTCTGCCAATGTGAGTTTTCCATCGTCTAAAAAAGCCCTTGCCAGTCTTTCAATGACTGTTGCTACGCCTAATAGTCCTGCTAAGAATACTGCCTGCACTGTATCAATTCCTACAACTGCTCCAGCACCAAGTACTGATAGACCAGATGCTGCAAATACTGCTACGATTCTCATCAAGATATTAGTGATTGCCTTTTGTGGGTGCTCCTTCTTAGGAGGCTCTACTACCTTTTTAGTTGCCATATTTAGTCCTCCTTTCTTAGCGGGATTGTGATAAGCCAGATTACTGTGGTTGCAAGTACTGCAATACCAACAATGTCTCTTGCTGATCCCGTCAAAGTTAGCCATGCAATAAAGAAGCCAAGGAGGGTAAAGGCTTGTGCGATTATCTCCACCCCTGCATCTTTTAGCCATGTGAAGAATCCCTTCACAACCTTTGTTATTATTTTCATATTACCTCCTCATCCCAATCATTGCACTAGCAATCTGTGAAACAATGATTACTGGGACAATTACTTCTTGGGCCTTCTCTCTCTGATCGTCTGTCATATCCATACCTAATTCAGAGAAATTAGATAGGAGTTCTGTAACATCCACATTAAATACTGCTCCAAGTGGATCCTCAAGGAATGCTTCTGTTTGTACTTCTGTTACCGCATCTGCTAATGTAAATGGCATTGGGGCTTCTCCTGCATCCCCTGCTCTTTCTGCGAACTCAACAAATGCTGATGCAACTGCAGGGTCTGACTTCATCGCCTCTGCCACCTTTGCTACTTCTGCTGAAGAGATACCTAGGTCTGATGCAAGTTCTTGCTTTGCTTCCTGAGTCAAAGACTTAAGCGTCTGACTTACTGCTGCTGTCTGCTCTGGAGAAAGTTTAACTAACTTATTATCCTTGCTTGTAAGGTTAGCAATAACACCAGACAAATCTTCTGCTGTTCCGCTACCCTTTTCTGGGATAAGTGCTGCTAACTCTGCATCCTTAATAACTGGATCAATGTTTTCTGCTGGTTTAAAATCTGGTCTTGGAAGTGGCTTAGGCTCTGGAGAAGGCTCAACAGGAGGCTCTGGTTTAGGTTCTGGCTTGGGTTCAGGCGTTGGGGCAGGTGTAGGCTTAGGCTCTTCTGGCTTTGTTGGCTCAGGCTTTGGTTCCTCTGGTTTAGGCTGTTCTGGCTTAGGTCCTGGCTGTGTTGGCTTTGG